CGAATACTCTCACTGGACACCCCCTGCGGATACGCCAAATGATGACACGCGCGCGTCCAGCCTTTTCGGTAGGCGTACTCGTACCAGAGATCGAGTTCCCGATCGAGTTGCGCCGGCGTCAGTTCCCCATAGTTGTTGTAGTTGTTGAACCACTGGTGAAACCCGAAATCGTGCCCATCCGCATACAACGTATCCGCCATGGATTCCGTCATGGACCCGGAGACGTTGCGCTGCACCGGATCGCCGATCATGAAGAACGTCGCCTTGATCCCGAACTCGTCCAGGACCGGCTTCGCGATGTTGTACTGCTGATCGTTGGAATCGTCGAACGAAATCAGAATTTTCGGCTTGGCGTACCCCCCGCGGTACAACGCGTCAAGCCAGGTAGTCAGCGTACCGTTCGCGTTCGCCGCCGGCCGGATACGAATCGTCTTGATGGTGGTCGCCCAACTCGGCGCCCCCGCCCCAACAGTCCAATCCGCGCGGCCTTCCCCCCGGTCCCACATGGCGTTTTTCCACGCCGCGGCGGTTGAAATCTGCGCCGCAGCAACCGTAGCCGCAAAATAGTTCGCAAACCCCGCTGCGTCGTTAGAGAAAAACAAACTCGTCGTATTCTGATTATTCGGGGTGTCGACGAACGACCGCAAATGCACCATATTGTCAGCCAGCATACTAAACCCGTCGGAGCCGGTGCCTCCAAGCGCCGCGTTGCGGCAATCTAAATCCACCAACGCGGAAGACGCCGACGCAAGCTGCGTGATTTTGAGCGAGGCACTTCCGACCGTGCGCTTCGTAGCATCGGTATCCAGCGCAACCGATCCCGTGCCCTGCGTCAACGTCATGCCTGTTGTCGCGGAGAAATCTGTGATCAACGTCGGCGCCCGAAGTACATACGGCATACCCACCCCTTTCTATCGATACGACGCGGAGACGTTCACATCTGCCGTGGTGGTGATCGCGATGTAGAGCCCGACAGAAAACGCCACGTCGAAAAACAACGTGAACGGGATAAACGCGGTGGTGCCGAGCGTCCAGCTAAAAATCTTGTTACCGGATGCGCTCACGCCGTCGTACACGTCGATCGTGCCCGCCGTCGGCGCGGCGTCGTTACACGAGAACGTGAGCCCGTGCAAAAAACCGGGCGCGCTCTTGACGACTCCGCTCGCCACCTGAGGCACCGAGTAGGCAAAGCGTTCTTCAACCTTTTGGACCCCGAGGGCGGTGTCTCCACCAGGGAATCCGTCCGGAAGATGCACCGGCACCCGCTTCAACGAATCGCCTTGCTGATAGCCCCGTACATATTCAACGGCCATAAGTCCCTCTCTTACACGACGGGGGCCTATCCGCCCTGCGAACAGACCCCCGTGTGATCATCGATCCTCCATCCGGTTTCGTTAGGCGATGGGGTTCGTTTCCTTTTTAATGATGTAGTTCAGGATCGCCTGAACCCCCAACCTCACAGCACGTTTGTTGCTGTAAATGGTGTCAGACACCCTCAACTCAATCGCTTCGCTCGATGTCGAACCCCCCTCCGTTACTTGACTGGGGCGGTGTTCACCAAGCACCACACTGTAAAACTTATCTGCCATACATCACCTCTCCGCGCCCGTTAAGGGTTGTGGTTATCGCGAGTATTGAACTCGCACCCCTAACGCTCCGGTTCCCGTAGTCACGTCGGTCGTCGCGACCGTCGCGCACACATCGTAGAACCGATGCGGATCTGCGGATAGTCCGAGGACTTCCCACAGCGGTTTCGCCATTTCCGCGATCGTGTACTCCGCGGACTCTTCCAAGATCTCGGTGATCTTGACCTGAGACGCGCAGCTAATCGCGGAGCCGAAGAGATCGGCATCCACAACCGCTCCACCGTTGGCGTTGGTTTGGTAGATCCCGATATCGAACGCGCCTGCGCCTTGTGCGCCCGAGTGCAACTTGACGCTGCTGACTCGCGCATTCGAGGGGATCGAGCACAACCGAATCACCGACGTAATGGAGAGGGCCGCGGTCACACTTGCGATGTGCCCGTACACCTCGTGCATCACGCCGTCGCCCCCATTCTGCGGGCTGTTCAACACCCTGGGAGTCGCCTCCCGATTGGTGATCTGAACCGACTTTAACGTAAGATCCACTGCCATGATGTCACCTCTTGTTTAAACGGTATGGTTCCCTGTACGCTCGAACCGCCGCTTATGCGCGGTACGACTCGATCGCGTACACCTTGTCTTCGTCAATCCGGGTTGCGCCGGCCGTCATGTAGATATACGCTTGCCACGGAAGACCTTGGATGTCCTTCCGCTGCGAGATGTCAGACGTGATCTCATTCCACATGCCGAGGTGCATTCCCGACTTGACCCACACCGGAATCGTCACTTCGTTTGTTCCTGCGAGCACGGTTTCTGCCAACTCGCAATAGATAAAGTTGATGCCGAGGAACCGGACCAGGCGCCCATCCTGCATCACCGGCGCGTCCCCGTTGAACTCACGGGAGGTGATTTCCGCCTCGCGCATCAGCGCCGATTCATCTTTCGCCGTCAGGATGCAGTAGATTTGCTCACGCTCGAAATCGACGTGCTTCGCCCGCATGAGCTCTTTAACCGACAACAGCTTTTCGACGTTGAGCCGGCTATTCGCCCCGCCCACCGCCACGTCAACCTCGTTCGCGGCCGTGAAAGTTGTCGTCGAAGCCCCGGATACGCCCGTCTTCGCATCCGCAAAAAAGGCGTTGAGGATGTGCTTATCCATGCGACGGCCCGCGGCGAGGACGCCGTTTTCAACCATCTTTGACTCGGGATCAGTGAGCAATCGGAGTTTGTCGAATTTGTCGATCATCTGCGGGAGATCGGAATCGACGGGGAACACCCACCGGCGATCGGTCGCGGCATCGACCCGGCCCATCGGCGCGAATCGCTGCGTCACGTCCTGCATTTCGACCGACCCCATGAAGTCCACGGGGGACGCCTGATCACCGACGTAGTGGCCTTCGGTCACGTACGGGCGAAGCAAACTCCCCATGGCTTGGAGCTTTAACTGAATGTTGGTGGAATACTGCCGAGCGTACCAGTTTGGAAGATTGACCGACATAAGCACCTCCACAAGCAAAGAAAAAGTTATCTTTCACGTTGCGAAGGGCTTCCCACCGAAGGCCGATGGACTCTTCTACCGTTTTACTCCCGTGTCGGAGCTCGGTCTTTCCCGAGGGCCATGTGGCTAGGAGTGTGCCTAGTTCCCACCAATTGTGCTTTTTATACTACACGCCTTTTGTACTGTGTCAATAGGAGCACACAAAGAAAAACGCTCCCTGCTCATAACAGGGAGCGTTTCGAGGGAAAAGCGGGTCGGAATGCTAGCCTCGGCCCTGCCCTTCCACTGCGCCAGGGTAGGCGATCTGGTGCAAGCGTTCCATCTCTGCGCGGGCTTGTCCGCGTACGACGGGATCTTTGCTGTTGAACTTTTCTACGAAGGTGCGATCGTTCCGGTTCGCCTCGATCTTAGCGAGCGCCGCTTGCGGGTTCATCGCATCGAATCCTGAACCCCCGCCTTTGTCGCCGGCAACAAACGACCCTTCTACCGCAATTTTGGATCCGATATTGTGCAAGAATTTCATCGCCGCGCGCGGCCCCATGGCCTGCTTGAGCGCCAACACCTGTTCTTTTGTCATGCCGAAACTCTCGGCGGCTTTATCCACGATATCGTTGTTCTTCGCGTAGTCGGCGCCCCACTCCGTTTGTAACTGAGTCATCTCTGCTGCGTGCGCGGTCTTGGCCGCTTCTGTGGCCTGCTTCCTCTGTTCAGCGATGAAGGCGTTATGCTTCTCGGCGATCTTTTGCACTTGCCCCTGCGACAATCCGGCTTCATGAAAAATCGGCGCGATAACCTTCGCGAACTCTCCGGAATCCCCTTCGGGGAGCGGGATCTTATAATCAGCGGGAGACTTCGGCCGACCGAGACGGTCGTACACCCCATTCCATGCGTCAACCGGATCTTTCTCACCGGGAAGTTTGATAATCCGCTCAGGGGGGACCCCCACCAACTTTTCCAAGTTCCGATAAGACGTGAGAACATCCGGCACCCCTTTCCATTGCCGATCGTTCACGAGGGCCATAGAGTCGTTGTCGAGCCCGGCTTTCGTCCAATCAAACGCGCCGGAAGATGCGCCAGCATCACCGCTGCCGCTGCCAGCGGCGGGGGGTTGACCAGACGCCCCCGCCGCGGCTGCGGCTGCTGCGGCCGGTTCAGCGGTAGCGGCTGCGCCGGCCGGGGCGCCGTCCGGTGATTGATACAGACCTTGACGGATATTAAACATGGATCACTCTCCCTTGTGGTAGAGCTTCCAGAGTTGGTCGTCTGAAAGCTGTAAGTGTTGTTGAATGCGTAACCAGACTTCCCGCCGACCTTCCATAATGCACGAGGCGCGGTCGTTGTCACTGGCGGTCGTTTCATGCGCCCGGCAAAACTTCGCGAGATCTTCGAGGACAACGACGTTATCCCGATCCTCTAAGTTGAACGTACGTTGATAGGACAACTTCCGGAAACCGAGCCATTCCTTTGCGCGCTCGATCATCTCGGAGGTTTTCATGCTTTCGCCCCCTGCATGAGCGGTTTTGCCACAGACGCTAGCGCGGGCGCGGCGTCGATCATCTGTTGCTGTTGCGCTTGTTGAGCCTGCTGCTGGCGCATCTGCATCACGGCGTCGAGGGTTTTAATCCATCGGGTCGGCACCGCTTGCCCCTGCGCGATCTCAGGCATCGCCGCATCCCAGTCAAGAAAGTCGAGCGGCCGCTTGTCGCCGGTGATCTGTACGTAGTCCCGCGACCAGTCGACCAAGCGGAAGAATCCGGAAATCCCTTCCGCCTTTTGCGCGCGTGAGAGGGGCGAATCGTATTCGACGACGAACTCCCCTGCGGCTTGCCGCAGGATGTCGGGCATCGGGGAGATGAGCTTTTGTTGCATCAGCAAATCGACTTCGCGCTCGATCATCGGGCCGAGGTATTCGGATTGCTGCCGGCCCATGGTGGGGGAAAGCAACGCGCCTTTTTCCCGCGTGCGCTCGATCACCTCTGTCGCCGTCATCTCAGGGGTTTCGGTCAAGATCTGGAAGAGCGTCACGAGGAACGCATCGTTGATGACCATGCGCTCATCATCCATCAAATCTTTACCGATCGCGATGTTGCCGGTTGGCAAGGTGTGGACAAGGGGGCGACCGTCTGCGGAGACGCCGCCGAAGTTGAGAGCCCCGCCACGCATCGAGAAATTATCCAATACCCCGTCATCGTGAGCCAAGAGAACAGGGTCCACCACACGATGGCCCTGCTTAAGCACCGTCTTTTTCTCTTCATTGAGCACCTTCAATGATGGGAGAACAAGCATCGCCGGGGATCGTCCGTTGATCTCTCCGGGGGCCACGACGTACCGACTGATCGCGTACGGGAAACTCGCGTACCCTTCGTCCATCAAGTATGTGGCGCCTTCCATCGCGACGTACTCGGAGCGGTACGGTTGCCCCTGTGCGTCGAGCCGATTGGAGTTGTAATCCTCTCTCGGCGTCACGTAATGAAAGAAGATGAAGACGTCATCGTATTTTTTAGAATCGTTGGCTGCTTGAATGATTTTTTCAGGAAGGTTCGACGCGCCGAACTTTTGTGCCGCCTGTCGAGCGGTGAGCGAAAATCGTCGAATAACGGTATCGATAATGCCTTGGTGATTTTCGCAAAACCGAACTTCCCCCAGATGGATCGCGCGGTATCGCAGTCCTTTTCCGTAACGCGGTTGGAGGCGATCGATGAACGTGCATCCGGTTCCAAAGGCGCCGAGGGCCATGTAGTTTTCATGTTGTTGACTCGCAAAGTTTGCGGCGGGTGCGTAGCGGTACTTAAACAGCATTTGCGTGAGTTCGTCGAACCACAATTGCACGTTCCGCCGTTTCTTGAGCGCCGGGTCAGACGGTTGGAGGCTGTGCCATTGAGAATTGCGCGGCGTCAACATCGACTCCATCGCCGCGGCAAAGCGCGTGAGCGCCAGGGCGCCCGTCGCGTCGTACATCTCTTCGTTGTGGAGTTGAAAGGGTTTCGTCACCCCGCCCGCCGCAGGACCCGACGAAAACGACCCCGCGTAATTGGGCAGGATGCGCCGGGCGATTTCCTCACACACCGAATCCAGAGACCCGCGGGCCGCACCCGCACTATCCCATCGCTTGATGATGTTGCGCCCGCGTTCGTCGTTGTCGTGGATCGCTGGATTGGGCATCGCGGTTATCGGTACCCATGCCGCCACGGGCCGCGCCCGTTGGTTTGGTTGACGGCATTCAGGTTCGCCTGAGAGCTTTGACTGTTTTGGCTGACATTCGACCCAGATTTCGAGAGCCCGTCCCCGATTAACGCGCCCGCGCCTACCATCCCGCCCGCCTGAATCACCGGCCCCATCAAACTTGTGACAAAGCCGGTTTGCACAAATACCTGCATATCGTTCATCTTATCCGATCGGCAGTGCCCATCGTTGTTCAAGAACACCCGTTCACACCATCCGACGACGACCAGACTTTGAGAAATCGCCGCGGGTCGGTCAAGTACCTCTACTTGCAAGTCCCCCATTTGGTAGGACTTCGCTTGCGAGCATCC